ATACAGCACAAGAATCTTTTGTCGCTAGATATACGCATGAAACTATTGGTTTAGGATTCAGCATTACTGAAGAAGCTATGGAAGATAATCTATACGTTTCAGTATCAGCTAGATACACTAAAGCATTAGCTAGAGCTATGTCTTATACAAAGCAAGTAAAAGCAGCGTATCCATTAAATAATGGATTCTCAACTACTTTTTCTTCTGGTGATGGTGTCGCTTTATTTAGCACAGCTCACCCGCTTGTAAACGGCAGTACAAATAGTAATAGACCATCAACAGGTGCAGACTTAAATGAAACATCTTTAGAAGATGCAATCATTCAAATCGGCAAATGGACTGATGAAAGAGGTCTTAAAATTGCAGCAAAAGCTAGGAAACTTATTATTCCTAGTGACCTACAGTTTGTAGCAACTAGATTGTTACAAAGTGATTATAGAGTAGGAACTGCTGACAATGACATAAATGCTGTGAAAACTAATGGTGTGATTCCAGAAGGTTATTCAGTTAATCATTATTTAACTGATACAAATGCTTTCTTTATCACAACAGATGTTCCAGATGGAATGAAGCATTTTGTTAGAGCACCTATGACTACTAC